TTGCGTATGCCGCGTGTGGCGGCCCTAGATCCTTATCAAACACCCATCCAGCTTCTTCCCAGGCCTTCTGCTGATGATGTGGGACGTATTTATAATATGCGCAATCTTCTTCCACGGCGAATCTCCGAATATCAATTTTATCACATATAGCCGGAAAAGAAACCGGGGCCCGTAGGCCCCGATATTTATTCAAAATCGGCTTTATTTTCTGCGCCGCTTCTGATCATTCTTATGCCTATCATGTCTCGGCAGTGATCCAGTCCGCGCTCGTTTGTTGTGAGCCTTTCTGAAAGGTTTTTAACTATATTTTCTAGGTCTTCAATTTTCTTAGACAGGCCGGAGGCTCTACCCGTTTGCTCTGGAGCTTTTACCAAGTGACCAAAAGATTCTTGGCGTATATCCTTAATGCTCCAGTGCGAGATGGTTGGATCGATTTTATTTGCGACGGCCGCATCGCTCCAGCCCTCGTTGTAAACATATAAATTGCCTTCTTTTTTCTGGCCAACCTTTTTCAAAAGATCATAGATCTTAAAGACTTCAGTCCTTTGCAATCTACGTCTTATTATTTTTGTATCATTCGTGCTCATATCAATATCCTCAAATTGTAGCTGCACGTTCGATTTCGTCAGATAGGCTATCAAGATTTACAGCGACAGTTGATGGCTCAACCTGGTTCACTGTCTTAGGTTTAAAGGTGCTTTTATTTAAAACACCCGCGCCTTTATTGATAACCTGCACAGGATTCATGTCTGCTTTTTTAAGCTCATTCTTTTTGATGTAAGCCACGCCTGAATTGGCGGCTTGGCTGCCAACATAGTCTTGTGCAAATAAAGCAGCAAAAGCGCGATAGTTAATCCCGTCGAGATAATTATCTACGTTTGTAGGATTGGCAAACATACGCGCGTCTTTCACGCACTCAAGAAGAACGCAGACTTCATAAGGATGAAAGTCGCGACCAATGCGAAGCGAAAAAATATCAGCAATCAGCTGAAAATTATTTTCAAAATCGCCGTGCGTCTGTGCGCGCTCTTGTAAAACATTAGCTGCTTGATGAAGAAGTTCATGCGGATTTGCGGTTATTGTCATATCGATCTCGTTTCAGTTGAGTGTTTTGGAATGCTTCGCCGTTCATGATCTTCACTTTACCAACGAAGCGATAATTTAAAGCCAGCTGGCCCCGGCTGTTTTCTAGTCCCGTCGTTGGATCTCGATAAAATTCTTCGACAAGCACAAAATCATTATCGGTTAAAGCCGTAATGAAATCTTCTAATGTTTTCGAAGCGGCGTGCTCAACATTAACTTGGTGAACCAGATTATTATTGAACGACGGCATATTCATCGTGACCAAAAAACGCATGTCCATTCCTTGTGTGAAGGGGTGTGGCAGTGCTTTGCGGGTCCTACCACACCCCGTATTAGATGACGGTGGGCCCCGTCACCTAATTCGCATTATCCAAAATCATCTTCTCCTGCTGGTGCAGATACCTTTGTTGATCCTGTGGATACAGGCCCATCAGAAGATGGAGAAGAGGCGCTCGACGAACTACGCGCCGTATAAACAAGATCGTCAGGGCGGTTAACCCATGAAGCAATCTTCCACACAGGCACATAGTTCGTCGTCTTCAGAGCCCCTCCGCTCGAAGTCTTCGCAACCGAATCCTCCAATACAACAACAGGCAACTTACCAGGATTGGCTTTTGATCCTGCTTCATAAGCATCCATTAGAGCTTTTGCTCCGTCCAAGAATGCAGCTGCATTGCTGGCAAATTCTCTGACATCGCCACCGCATTCTTTTGAAAGCTTGACGACGAGACGCACGCCCCGCTTGAACCCTTCGCCGGCTGGCTTATCGACAGCAGCGCCATCAGCATAACGAGCGACGCGGAAATCAGGAGCGCCGCCTGTATTAAAATTAATCCATCCGATCTCGACATTTTCAAAATCAAAGATTGCCTTGAAGCTCTTTGTGATATCGACGTCATTGTTCTCGCCATTCTCGCGGTCACGACGTGAGATACGGCCTGAGCGCGCATCATATTTAACGATCGGAAGGAATGAACCACCTTCACCGACACCATCAAAAAATCCACCAAATGCCATAACCATTCTCCATTTACATTGTGCGATGATCTGGCTCACCGCTTGCCTTCGCCCGTATCGGGCAATCTCTCTATCGCATGCTAGGATGTATATTCTCTAGCTGCTTAAAAATCTCACCTTCGCTTTCTTCAACCAAACGAGATCGATCATCTCCTCGTGCTCTAATGCACCACATTGTTGATGAATCTTTAAAGCTTACCTCACCTATAAAACATAGGTCTCTGGCCTTCACAAATATTTCTCTATTTTCAGAATCCTCAACATCAATAATATCCATATCATCTCCATCCCACTCTCTAAAAGATTCGTATGAATTTATCTTTTCATTGAGTCGAATGAACCCAAACTTATGATAATTTTTTGTATCCATTACACCCCCCAAATCTCAAACACAGATTGTCGCGTCATTGGATCTTTAAAATAAAAGCTTTCCACATCAGGCATTACATGCTGTGCAAGCTCCATAGGATCTTCGCTTATCGATAAAAACCGTTGGATCGCAAGACCGATTCGCTCCAGATTTTTGACATGCTCAGATACATTTTCAACCCGATACGTCGCAGACTTTTTCGGCGTGACATAAGTAACTCTTGGGTCACGTTCATTGCCCATGGCAGTAACATACAAAGAAACTTGTCGAGCATGGTTTGTAGAAACTTTGGAAGGAAGCGCATGTGTTGTTTTTATATCTACCAGTATGTTGTGATTCGCCCATTCAATATCATAGTAACCAATAAAGGGGACCGCGATCGAGTCAAACCTATACTCAATTTTACCTTGGGCAGATGTTGGCGGTCCATATCCTCGCAATTCTTTAAGGCCGATTTTAACCATTTCAGGAACTGCGGCTTCTTCTTTTTCGGCGGCAGGGTCGCTCGATAAAACCATAAGTCTCCAGAACTCATCCTTTGCTACCTTTATGCATTCATCATCTAAAACACCTGTCTCCAGGCCATAGACAATACCCTTCTCAACGGCTGACCCGCGATGGGCGGCTGCGCCAACAGTGCCTTTCTTTTTCATGCACTTGTCTAATACAAATGCGGCTTGCGACCCGATGAACAGGTTGCAGGTAGAGGGAGATAGATGCTGGATGCCGTATGCGGCAAATGGATCGTTGTTCATAACACCTCAATATCGATTCGCACTAGATCTAGCGGCGCGGCCATTCCCCGTCAACTGCATTTTGCGGCATTGACAAATTTTTATATTTGGCATTAGCGTTTATGGCCCGGACCGGGAATCATATGGAGATTGAGATGGAAGTCGTCGATAGGCAACTATTTATTTTACCGCAAGAAATATGGAATGCCGTGACGCGTGAAGACGTTATGTCTACGTCAAAGGATATGTCTGAACTTGATATTTATTATCCGCCAATTAGGCATTTTGATATCTATGCAACTATTTCGCCGCGAAGAATTGCTGAGTGGCTTCTAAAAAATGTTAAATATGAATTTAGGGCCGAGCGCGCAGATACGCCTGTTACATATAGGTTTCGTTATGATTTTGATGAAGATATGGTTAATTATAGTTGGTGTTGGGGAATGATGGATGGCAACAAAATTAAATATTTTTATTTGGATGATCCGAAATTTATTGAAACAATGGAAATTGAGGCAATAGATAGAGGGTTAGATTTTGATCAATATTCAAAAGATTTAGAAAATCAATTGCGCTTATTGCAAAGCGCATTGTTGACGACATTGATAACAATGCTTGCAACAAAAAATGTTGTAAAAGAAACTCAGGAAATAAAAAAGCATGGTCCTAAAAGCAAAAAACGCCCACGCACGCATAGATACATAACAACAATAAAAATTGGCAAAATTACTGAAACATTTCGCTCAAATGAAAGTTCTGGCGGAAGCGTTCGTCCGCATAGACGCCGCGGACATATTCGCAATCAGCACTTTGGTGAAGGCAACAAAGAAACCAAGAAAATATTCATACAACCCGTTTTCGTTAACGCCGACGAAGGATGGATTGAGAATCAACGCAAGGCGTATGTAGTGAAAGCGGCATAATGAAATGTATCATGGGGCTTGATCCCGGAATCAGTGGAGCTGTTGCGTTTTATTTTCCTGATCAACGCGCGGGCATATCAGTCTATGATGTGCCAGTTGTTGGCAAGGAAATAAACGCGTCTGCCTTGCATGATTTAATTAAACAATACGCGCCGGACCTTGCTGTGGTCGAGATTGTTCACGCTATGCCGCGGCAGGGCGTATCGAGCTCCTTTAATTTTGGCGTTTCATATGGGATTGCAAAAGGCGTTATTGGCGCTTTGCATATCCCAGTTGTTTTTGTCACGCCGGGTAAATGGAAAAAGTATTTTAGCCTGACATCTGACAAGGAAAAATCACGCGCGCTGGCAATCAGCACATGGCCTTTTTCTGATCATTTTAGACGGAAGAAAGATGACGGCCGAGCTGAAGCTGCATTGCTCGCGCTCTACGGCGCACAGACAAAAAAATAAGGGTCTCTTGCGAGACCCCATAAAGTCCAAGGGAGGATTACAATGACAAAAGCCAATGTAACAATAGGAATATACAAAAAACCACAACTTTAATCAATCGATATATAGAGGCCCCTCCTCATGCTACCTGATTTTGAAGAAGACTTTGCAAGTCTTGCAGACTACGCGCGTTTGTATCGCTCGCTCGGGCTGCAGGCTGTCCCATCATACTATCCCAGCAGGGCAATCCATAATTGGAAAAGGCCTGCCCTGAAGGAATGGCGCGACTTCCAAAACGAGCTTGTTGATGATGCAACATTTGCAAGTTGGTTTGCGCATGTCGACGACAAGCGAAACAATATCGGCATACTTACAGGCAACTGTAGCGGCCGCGTTTTTGTCGTTGATCTCGATACGCACTCAAAACCTGATGCAGCTCTCTGGTGGTCTTGCTGCCTCGACATGCAGGAGCGTGCGGCTGATCTCGAATCACCTACGCAGCGCACGGGCGGAGGCGGTCTGCAGATCCTCTTCCGAGCGCCGGAAGGTTGGAACCCACCAACAATAAAAACATCTATAGGCGTTGATATCCGAGGCGTCGGCGGCTTTATCGTCGCGGCCCCGTCAATGCATCAAAGCGGGCAGCGATACGAATGGATTGAAGGCAAAGAGCCGTGGAACCTGGAGATTGCAGAAGCGCCTCAGTTTCTGTGTGAGCAAATAGATCTTCTTGCAGAAAAGTATGGTGGCCATACGCCAAGCGATCCGACGCAAAGAACTGCGTCTCCTGAGCATGCGACAAACGCGTGGGGTAATATTCAGGACGGCCGCGAAGATAAAATGTTTAGGATGATATGGGCGCGGTTAGTCGATCTTGCGCGCGATTGTCCTATCGAGCCAACCAATCCATCAGTTTTTGATAATGAGCGCGATGATCTCTTTCAGATTTATCTGAGCAAGGTAGAGACGCGTCTCCCGCATGGTCCCGGAGCTGACAAGGCTGCGCTGCTCGAAAAGGAGGGAAGAGGCTACACAGAGTTTAAGGCCAAGTGGAAGGCCTCGATGCGGGACTGGGATAAGGTTCTAGATGCCGCCAAGCAGCCAAAGCCGCGTCAGGATAAGCGTGACGTCCCTTTCGCTGAACAAATCGAGCAGGGCCTGAAAAACTTTTCACCCGTGCTCGAGGCAGTTGCGGAAAATTCAGAGAATAAACCGCAACCCGAATCAGATGACGAAGAATGGGATACGCCCAAGCAAGTCTTCACTGTTGTCGACCCAAAGCCAACTAATCTGTTCGAAGTCCTGCGGGTAGATGATATTTATAATTTGCCTGATCCGGTCTTTTTGATCGAAAAGCTTATGATCGAAAGCGCAATGGCTTTCATCTACGGCGTTCCAGGATGCGGTAAGACTTTCGTCGCGCTCGATCTAGCCTTCTCACTCTGCGACGTCGACATCACGCATTGGTGGGGACGCAAGATCAACAAGCATGGCCCTGTCCTTTACATCTCCTCCGAGGGCTCGACGGACATGAAGTTCCGCATGCAGGCGTGGGAGAAAAAGACAGGCAGAAAGATAAATAAGAAGAATTTTCACTTTATCCGCGAATCGATGAACTTTGTAGATCCTTCGCACATTGTGAAGTTAATTCAGACAATCAAACATGAGATTGAAAATTACTGTAACGAAAAGCCTATCGCGATTTTTGTCGATACGGTCTCGAGGGTGCTGCCTGGAGCTGATGAAAATTTGCAGAAAGACATAACGCTTTACGTTCAGGGCTGCGATGCAATCAGGCATGCATTCGGCTGCGCGGTCATTGGCATTCACCACGTAGCTAAGGGCGGCGGGACGTCTATGCGTGGGTCGACGGTCTTTGAAGGCTCAGCCAATGTCGCGCTTCATATCGAGCGTGAAAAGCCGGCTATGACAGGAACGATGACGGCTAGAAAGATCAAGGAGGCGGCCGACGGCTGGGAAATTGCCTTTGAGCTTGTGGAGGTAGCTATTGGCCTTGCAGACAGCTCGCTGGTGGCTTGCGCGATGATCGCCCCTACTACCCCAGCTGCAAACACAAAAGACGCGCCTACGGGCTTTGGAGGCCGTCAGGAGACGGAAAAAGAACCCGACATGGATATGTGCCGAAAGATGGTGCAGGCAATCGATGACGCGTGGAAGGGTGGATACCCATGGGGACGCGGAAAAGAATCGGATCGTAATGCCGCCGAGCGACTCAGTGATTCGTTTGGTTTGTCTGTCGAGGTCTGTCAGAAATATGTAAACTTGTGGCATCGGCAGGACGTTATCATCACCGATATTTGGGGTGAGAAGGGTAACAAAAAGGGTCTTAAAAAAGGGAAGGGACTGTAAAAATGGCTGCTTGCAACTATTTGATGTCAAAGACAATCTTAGCGTCTACAAACGCTTTTATCAATAAATCGTTGATAAGTCGTTGTTCCCTAAGAACAATTTTTTCATGGTTCCCCCCTACCCCCCTACGGGGGGTTTACCCCCCTCCGCTCCGCTTCGCGGCTACGCTAAGGCTCCGCCGCTTCGCGTCGCTTGACAGACGCGCTGACGTCGGTTTAGCCTTCACGGCGTTCTGATGATTGGATATTGAAATGATCCCCTCGGAATTACCCCCACAGCTGACTGGCGGCCGCATGGAGCGGTTCTTGGCGATTGTTAAAAATGCGCCGAGGGATCCGTCCTGCGGGTGTCTCAAATTGGGTGAGACGGCGATGCTGCTCATCCGCGCGATTATTGATGAACAAAAAAAAGTTGATATTGAGATTGGAGTAAGCAATGGCAGCTCGGAAAACACCGATAAGCAAGAATAAGGTCGATCGGGGCGTCCCGGTTACCTACAAGCCAATTCCATGGATGGCGACGCCTGGCATGTATATCGCCGGCAGAGCTGCGCTGGATGAGGCGGACGCGATGGAGGTCGAGCTCGAGCTCAAGTGGGGTCGCGACCGGCTGCGTCTCCTGGTGAGCACAGAGCTCAGGGAGAAGTTCGATCGGCAAAGATATCTAACCAGTCAGGCGAGATGGACAGGAGGCCTCGAGGATGTTCGTAGAGAAGCTGGGCGTATGGCAAAAGCTTGGACTGCGCTCGACAAGGCAGCAGAAGCAAATGGCGCGCAGGTTCTTGATCCAGCCATATGGGAGGTATGTCTTGAAGACGGCACAGTGGCAACGATCGTCCGAGAGCCTCAGCTGGCGAATCGCATTCTTGCGGAAGGTCGTAAAATTAACGTCTACACGTTGGAAGAAATTTCACACATGATTTCTGCCTTCCCGGACGTGGTTAAGGCCAAGCATGTGTTTGAAGGCGCGACAGTCACGCGCACAAAAACGCAAGTTGTAGACCCTCTGCAAACGCCTGTTGGATCTTCCACGGAAGAGGGTATATTTGACGAAACGCCGCCAATAGATGGCGCTCCCGAAGGCTTTGATTGGGAGAAGGGCGACGACATTCCGTTTTAGGAATCACAAAGGTTTTACCCGCCTGCCTTGTGACAATAATTAAATGGCGGGTTTATGTTCGCTACCATGGAGCTCTGTATAGAAAACAGAAATATGCACTCATCGCGTGACAACTATGCGTGCAAAAAGGGGGAGGTTCTTTGCCCTCCCCCAATTTTATTTTTTAGACCATTTGGCAAAGCCATCTTCTTCAAGTTCTTTTAAGAGTTCATCACCAACATCAAATAGTCCTGCCATAAACTGATAAGCATTTTCTTTATTATCGAAACCCTGACTTATTAAAAAAGTCATGATTCTCATGTTTGCGTATATTATTTCAAGGTTGTGCGAGCCTTTTGCTTTTTCAAGCATTTTTGTTGCTAATTTTGTAGCTTTCTCTTGCATTACATCTGGGTCTTGGTCGTAATAATTATCCATCACACTTTCTCCGATAATTCATTTTGTAATGCGTCTACAAGCCAGTCTGAGCTGAGCTGGCCTTCGTCAAGAGCCAACAATAAAAAGGACAGCATCATCGGAACTGGATGTTGGCCTGACCGCCATGACATTACCTGTCGATATGTTACGCCTGATATTGAAGCTATGTCCTGGTTCGACATTCCTTGGCGTTCCATTATCTGAATCATTTTTTGTGGTGTCATGTTTATTTAATCCTCTTGCAAGCATGGCGATAACAACATCTTGTTCGGTCCAGTTATAATTAGGCTGGCCAATAGGTCGGCCAGTCAATGCGCAAAAGGTGTTCCACAGTGTGGGATTGGCGTCGTAGCACAGCTGATTAGACGCAAGGATGTATGGGCGTTTCTGGTCCATTATATCAACCTCCAAAATATCCATACTCAGGGTGAAACACTGTTAGGCCTTCGCCGACGATGTAGCGAGCAAGATCGCGTGCAGGGCGATGATCAACGGCAAACATGCCATTGTTAGTCCACTGCCAATCTTCCAAGTTAAGATCATCAACGAGCTCTATTGCTTGTGCAGATACAGGTTGAAACTGCCACACAGTTGCCCACTCGCCTGCGTGAACAATGAAGTCTGGCTTTGGTGCTTTTGTCATATCAATCTCCATATCAATCGATGATTCGTATTATAGGAAGTTTCTTCACAGTGTCAAGAAGGAGGCTTACGCCTCCTCCTCAATGATTGTTACTTTTGGACGCGTAACTATTGTTTGCTTCACGCCATTGCGCTCGCCGTGCTCTTTGACAGTAGCCTTGAGGATAACGCGGTCACCTTTCTCGCCACCGGGTCCAGAGCCCTTGTGGATGATGATGTTATCGCCTGCGCGGAAGCCAGTGATGGTGGTGTAGCCCCACTGGTTAGAAAAGCCTGTCTTGAAGTAAACGACGGCTTCTACTTCAATCTTGCTGCCAACATCGCCAATGTGCTGCGAGAGAGCATCGCGTGCTGCCCATTCAGCTTTTTTGACTTTCTCTTGGTCCAAGATGCGGCGCACAGCGTCAGCCTGACCCTGAGTAGGCGCACCCCATTCCAAAATAGAAAGATGGATTTTATCAAAAAATGTGCGTGGTTTTAGATTGCGAATTTCGTTGCAGGCGCGATCCCAGTCGTTTTCGTCAGCCCATGTAAAAGCTTTGTCAGCTATGAACTTGATTAGTTCTTCGCCATCTGGGTTGTTCTCTTTGAAGGTGCGCAGTTTCTTTTCTGCTGCGCGGCCTTTGATGATTGATTCTGCTGCGCGGACGTAGGCTGATTCAAACTCTACATGATCGTGTGGTGTTACGTGAATAGTCATAATGGGCTCCTATCAATCTCAATGATTCGGAGCCTATATGAAGTTTCTTCACTTGTCAACCGTCCCAAGGTTCATCGTTCCACGCTGGCAAGTTGCAAACAATATCCTCCGACAGGATCTCGATAGCGCGAGAAATCTTTTTAAATAGCGGATCCTTTGGGATGTCGCCTTCGCTGCACTGATAACGCAAGCAATGCAAAGCTTTTACGGCGCTCATTTTTGAGACGTCGACTTCGCCCACGCTTTCAAATTTAGGAGCAGGGTCTTTCTCGTTGTAGCGCGCATTGACTGCACGCGTATTCAAATCGAGAAGCTTCTGGCCAACTGACGGGCTATAGCCAAAAGCAAGCTTGGCGTAGCATAGACCATAAAGGCAACGATGGATCGTCATGTTGTTAACGATAAAAGCAGACATATCAATCTCCATATTTTTCGATGTAATCAAGGGCGCAACGATATCCAAGAACGCTATAAATATCGTTAATTCTATCCTGCACGCATTTTACGTATGACGGCTCATCTCGTTTAGACAAAAGATCCTTATAAGTTTTGACCAAAAACTTTAGAGCTTCGTCACTTTGCGAGTGAAGCCTGTCGTCAGGCAAAGGCTTCTTGATGTATTGCTTCATCGATGCCTCCATTTTAGCGGTAAACAAAATATAAAGTTGCAAGGGAGAGTGCAGGCACGATCAACGTGCCCGCCAGTGTTATGAGGATCAGCTGCAGGGCTCGCATTAGATTGCGAGCTCGAGCTTTGCTTTGATCTGCAGAGCCGTCGTAGGCTTGCCAACTTTGATCAGCGCAGCGATCTGCTCAGGCGTAGCGCCGAGCTGCTGGAGGAGGGAGAGGGCAGCTGCCTTGTCAAGCGTCTCTGCGCCTTTCTTGTCGACCAGCGCGACGACGACGGTGTCGCCAACGATCTCGCGCTCGCCGACAGCGATGATCTCGCCCTTGAGCGTGTCGATGCGAGCGGCTAAAGCCTTCTCCTCATACTTGAGGGCAGCGTAGGCATCAGCGAGAGCGGCGGTGTTTGAAGCGTTTGTCATTGTCAATCTCCAGCGGTTATCAATCTCAATATGAAGATACTACACAATGAAGAAACTTCAGTCAATAGGAAAAATTGACATGGACGTAAATTTAAGAAAAATAGTTGCTCGTGGGATCTGCACCTTCGGGGCCACGATAAATCGTAATCGAGATGGATATGGAAGCATAACGGCCGCAGACCCATCAGAACCCTGTCTCGAGACCTGTGACTATTGCTGGCACATGGCAAATCATATCTGCCATCAAATTGAGGAAGGAATAAAAAATGGTAACCAACAATCAAATAAAGGCGATCGTTGAGCGCATCGAAAAACTCGAGGAAGAAAAAGAGGCAATCGCCGGAGACATCAAAGAAGTTTATCTCGAGGCCAAGAGCAATGGGTTTGATCCAAAGATCATTAAAAAGATTATCGCCCTTCGCAAGCAGGATGCTGCCAAGAGGGCAGAGGAGCAAGCTCTTTTGGCTGTCTATATGGATGCTTTGGGCATGCTGGCGGACACCCCCCTGGGAAAGGCAGCAATGGATCGCGCAAAGGATAAGCCAGCAGTAGCTGACGATGATTTTTAATAAATAAACAAATCGCCCCGAGTATGTTATCATCTCGGGGTGAAACACTTTTAGGGGATAGTGTTATGAAAGAAATTACAGTGCGGGCGTTGGCTGTGGCTGCGACCTATAGCTTCATCCTGGTAGGCTTTTCATTGCTGGCAGGATGCACAGCTCCAGCGAAATATCTATTTCACTGCACTGTAACCCAACCCGAGAATTGTAATTGAGATGAGACTTACATACGCAAATTTATATGAAATCGAGAAAGCTTTCGAATTAAAGAACGGGGCCTGGACGCGCGAGGCGGTAACCTATCTCGGACTTTCTTACCCGCTCAAAAAAGGCTGGAAACAATTTTTGGTTGAGCAGGGAACGCCACCAGACGCGCCAATTGCACAAGGCATAAAGATAGACGATTGGAGATGGACCAGCGGCGAAGACATCTTTTTTGAAGATGATGATGATACCTACGCCCAAGAAGCCCTATCAAAAAAAGACCCAACTGCATATGTAAAGCGTCAGTTGAACACGCTGGAAGATGCGATAAACGATCTTCGTAAGCAGGCAGATGGATTGCGCGAGAAAGTAAAAGAGCTCCGCAATCTTGTTAGCGAGGATGATTTCTAATGACAGACGAAGCCCCAAAAAAACGCCCCGTGGGCCGTCCTAGCAAGTATAAGCCTGAGTTCTGTGAGAAGATAATTGAGCTCGCAAAGACAGGCGCAGGCATGGTCGAGTGGGCGCTCGCGTGCGATGTGGATAGGACGACGCTGTTTGATTGGGCCGCCTCCCATGAAGATTTTTCCACAGCTCTATCGCGCGCAAAGCTTGAAGAGCAGCGTTGGTGGGAGCAGGCAGGCCGCGGCGGCATGTATTTAGACAAGTTCAACGCGCTAGTTTGGAAGACAAGTATGCAGGCGCGCTTCCGCGATGATTACACCGAGCGTAAGGTCACCGAAGTCAGCGGGCCTGACGGTGGCGCAATCAAAACCGAATCAGTGACGAAGATCGATACCCGCGAGCTTGATGAAAATCAGCGTGAGGCATTAAAGGCTGCGCTGATGGCCGCGGTCGAATCAAAATGAATGATAATGGCGACGAAGAGAGAGACGAAGAGCTTCGCGCCATTGTAAGCGGAACAAATGAAGTGATACGCATATTAGAACAATCGCACGATCCGCATATGGCTATGCAGATCCTTGCATCAGCAACAGCGTGCGTTTTGTGCTCAGTCATGAACAGCGAAGACGAAGCGCAGCAAGAATTTAAATTATTTGTTGAAGCAATCATGCGTTCAATTAATCGCGCCAAGCAAAACAATCTTGTCGTCTGGCCAGAAGGGAGCTCGCATTGATCGTCGAATTATTCGGCAAAAAGATCGATGCAATTGAAACACTCATCAGCATCAGCCGCGATGAGTGCGAGGAAAGTCTTGCTGAGTTTATCAGACAGGCATGGCATATCGTCGAGCCGGGCGCTCCATACATTCACAATTGGCATGTCGATCTAATCGCCGAATCACTCGAGGCAATCACATACGGCGTCGAGCTGGACGACGGCACGCCTTACAATCGGCTGCTGATTAACGTGCCTCCAGGCATGATGAAATCGCTCCTCACCAACGTCTTTTGGCCTTCCTGGGAATGGGGCCCAAAGAATATGCCGCACCTGCGTTACCTGTGCGCGTCGCACTCGATGGATCTCGCGATCCGTGATTCGACCAAGATGCGCAGACTGATCGAATCAGATTGGTATCAAGCGCGATGGGGCGATCGCGTTCAGATAACCAAAGATCAGAATCAAAAGACCAAGTTCGAGCTCACATCGACAGGCTTTCGCCAAGCCGTCGCGGCCGGCTCCATCACGGGCGCACGCGGCGACCGCGTCATCATCGATGACCCGCACAGCGTCGAGGGCGCGAACTCGGACCAGCAACGCGCGAGCACGATCGAGTGGTTCCTCGAGGCGGTCCCGACGCGCCTCAACAAACCAATGGAAAGCGCCATCGTCGTCATCATGCAGCGCCTGCATGAAGAAGACGTCTCGGGCGTGATTATCGATAAAGGCCTCGGCTATGATCATATTATGCTTCCGATGCGCTACGAGCCGGGGCGGGCATTCCCCACTATGCTCGGCCTCGAAGACCCGCGCACAGACGAAGGCGAGCTTATTTTTCCGTCTCGTTTTCCCGAGGTTGTGGTCGATCGGGATGAGAACGCTATGGGACCATACGCCGTCGCAGGGCAGTTCCAGCAAAGCCCCGAGCCACGGGGCGGCGGCGTCATCAAGCGCGAATGGTGGACGCCATGGGAGCAGCCATCCTATCCGCCCTTTGATTATGTAATCGCCGCGGTCGACACTGCCTACACAACCAAAAGCGAAAACGACCCAAGCGCAATGACCGTCTGGGGCGTCTGGAAGGGTGGCGACCAGACAGCTGTCGTCACCCGCTCGATGGGCGCAGACGGGCAAATGGCTATCCTCAATCGCCAATACAAAGAGGAGCACCCGCGTTGCATGCTCATGTATGCGTGGGCCGAGCGCCTCGAGCTGCATGAGCTGATCGATAAGGTCCAAGAGACCATGGACAGCTACGGAGTTGAAAAGCTTTTGATCGAGAACAAAGCGAGCGGCTACAGCGTCGCGCAAGAGCTGCGCCGCGTTTATGGATACGATGAGTTCGCCGTCCAGCTGATCGACCCGAAGGGCTTGGACAAGTTGGCGCGTCTTTATTCGATCCAGCATCTATTTGCTGAGGGCCTGATCTACGCGCCTGATCGGTCCTGGGCCGAGACCGTCATCAATCAGGCTGCGCAGTTTCCGCGCGGCAAGCATGATGACCTGGTCGATACGGCAAGCATGGCGTTAAAACACCTGCGCGAGATAGGCCTGCTTGTTCGTGGGTCTGAATGGACTGCTGGTCTCGATGAAGGTAGAATGCACACCGGCAATCAAGAGCAGCCGCTCTACCCAATTTAATCGGAATCCAAATGATACAAGCAAACGCCGTCGTCGACGTGATCGACGCCCCTCCCGCGCATGGCCATGGCCTTGGCAAGTTCAAAGTCACAGTTTGGGGCAAAGAGCCAAACGATTACGTGCGCGTCTATGAGATCCAAGGCAAAGATGATAATATGGCGGCCCGCGAAGGTCTCGAGCGTTTCGTCGACGAAATTACGCGCCTGCTAGAAGGCAAAGGGAACTGATCATGCCATTGACACCCGGGCTTAATCCTTCGATCCGCCAACAGCAGGAGGAGCCCGGCGGCGGCCTCAGCGG